TAGGTGATACAAATAATACAATCTATCAATACACTTTATCTACAGCATGGGATATTAGTACTGGTAGTTATGCATCAAAATCTTTGAATGTTACTACTCAGGAAGGAAATCCAAGTGGTATGTGTTTTAATCCTACTGGCACTATATTGTATGTCGGTGGTTTTTCAACTGATGCAATTTATCAATACACTTTATCTACTGCATGGGATATTAGTACTGCAACATATGCCAGTAAATCAGTATCAATTGTACTTCAAGATGGAGATAGCAGAGGTATAGCAATAAATTCTGATGGAACAGCAATTTATGTTATTGGTGGTACTACTGCGCTTGTATGGCAATTCCCAATTGGAACAGCTTATGATATTTCAACTACAAATATAGGATATGTTACCGTAGTTACTCAAGATACTACATCAGCTGGTATCTTTTTTAAACCAGATGGAACTAGAATATACATGGTAGGTCAGTCAAATGATAGAGTATTTGAATATAATTTATCAGTTGCATGGCAAGTATCAACAGCAACATATTCTAGGCAATCTGTAGTATTAGCAGAATTATCTGCGGGCGGCGTTTATTTTAAAGACGACGGAACAAAATTTTATGTTGTGGGTTCAGCTAACGATAGAATATACGAATATTCTATGTCAAGTGCATGGGACGTAACAACAGCAACAGTAAATAGTTTTTCTGTTAGTATCGTAAACGACGATGCAACTTCAACTGGAATAGTATTTGATTCTACTGGGTCTAACGTTTATATTGTAGGACAAGGATCTGATGGAGTTTATCAATATCCATTAGAAACTAGTTGGACAGTAAGAGCTATTAATAATGGTTTCGTAAGTGTTAATGCTCAAGACGGAACACCACAAGGATTTTGTTTTAGTAATGATGGTTCCAAACTTTTTATGGTTGGTACAAGTAATGTAACAAAATATATTTACCAATATGATTTAAGTGTTCCATTTTTAGTTTCTTCTGCTGTTTATTCAAAATCATCTGGTACTGCTGTAAGTGGTTACGATAGTATTACCAGAGGAATAGAAATAACACCAGATGGAACAAGTATATTCATGATTGGATCAACAAATGATTCTATATATCAAATTAATTTAGCAACTCCTAATGATGTTGCTAGTATTTCATTAGCCTATACTAGATCTATAACAAATTTAACAACAGACCCAAGCGATTTAAAATTTAATAATGATGGAACAAAATTGTATGTGTCATCAACAAATATAGATATATTTCAATTTGATTTAACAACACCTTACGATTTAAGTACAATAATTACTGGTTCTAGTGGAGCAACAACAGTTGGTACTCAAGATGCTCTTCCAACTGATTTAGCTTTTAGTTCAGATGGAACTAAACTATATGCTCTTGGAGATACAAATAATACAATTTATCAATATACATTATCTCAACCTTGGAATATATCAAGTATCACATATGCATCTAAGTCATTTGCTGTAACTACTCAAGATGCTCTTCCTAGAGGATTAATATTTAGTTCTGATGGATCAAATTGTTATGTTATAGGAAATACCAATAACACAGTTTATCAATATAATTTATCAACAGCATGGGACATATCAACGGCTTCTTATAGTGGTAAATCATTGAATATTTCTGTTTATGGTACTACATATAATGGTTTATCCTTTAACGATGCTGGAACAATATTATACGCAACAGAAACTTCTTCTGCTAGGATATTACATTATGATTTGTCTTTTCCTTGGGATCTCAGCACTGCGTATCTAGGTTATTTAAATATTGCCGCTGTAGAAAATACTGTTTATGGTATTTCATTTGATAATGAAGGATCAAAATTATTTTTAATTGGTAGCCAAAATAATAGAATTATTCAATATGATCTTTCAACTCCATGGTATCTATATACAGCAACATTAAATTCAAATAGTTTCTTTAATATTTCAACATCTAGTGTCGGAATTTCGGATACAATATTAACAAACGTTTCTTTTAATGAAGTTGGAACAAAACTATATGTTTATGGAGCAACAAATAATAAATTATATCAATTTAATGTTGCGTTCACTTGAATAAATAATTAATAATTGGGAATAGAAATGGCAAAGCCATCTACTAGGGAAGAATTTAAAGATTATTGTTTAAGAAGACTTGGTGCTCCAATTTTAGAAATTAATGTGGACCAAGATCAATTAGACGATATAGTAGATGATGCTATTCAATTTTTTCAAGAATATCATTATGACGGTATTGAATTGATGTATTTAAAACATCAAGTTACAGAAGAAGATTACACAAGATTTAATCAATCAGATTCAATAACTTCAACGCCTTCCCCAGATTCTGCATCTTGGTTAGATAGAAACAATTTTATTGAAGTTCCAGATCATGTTATTGGTGTTACAAAAGTATTTGGCGTATCTTCAAATTGGGTTCGCAATGATTTATTTGGTTTAAGCAATCAATATTTTTTAATGGATATTTTTTCATTCTCATCTGGATTTGCTTTTGGTAATTTTGATATGTCAAATTATTATATGATTCGTCAATATTTTGAAACTTTAGATACTGTTGTTAATACTGGAGCTTTGGTTCAATTTAGATTTAATAAACGTCAAGATCGTTTATATATTGATATTGATAATACTAGAATTAAGCCAGGCAATTATCTATTAATTGAATGTCATAGGGCATTAGATCCACAAGATTGGTCTAAAATTTATAATGATAGCTTTTTGAAAAAATACACTACTGCTTTAATAAAAAGACAGTGGGGGCAAAATATGATTAAATATAACAATATTCAACTTCCTGGGGGAATAACAATGAATGGAAGGCAATTGTGGGAAGACGGAAATCAAGAAGTTAAAGAATTGGAATCTATGATGCTATCTGATTATGCAATACCTCCAGTAGATATGATAGGATAATTTTATGGCAACCAGTCATTATTTTCCTCAACGATATGGGGGAAACAAATCAGAACAAAATTTAATTCAAGATTTAGTAGACGAACAAATTAAATTGTTTGGATGTGATTTGTATTATTTGCCTAGAATAATAATAAAAGAAAATTCTCTAAGTGATATAATTTATTCAAAATTTGAAAAACAATTTCAAATTGAAATGTTGCTACAAAATGTAGAAGGTTTTGGGAATGAAGCAGAATTTGTATCTAAATTTGGTTTAAGAGTTACTGATGAAATAACATTTGTAGTTTCTAAAAGAAGATGGGAATTAGAAGGAGTTAAATTTGGTCTTGCTATTAGACCTCTAGAAGGGGATTTACTTTTCTTTCCATTAACAAAACAATTATATGAAATTAAATTTGTACGTAACGAAACAGCATTTTATCAATTGGGAGAAATTTATTTTTATACTATAGTAGCAGAAATTTATGAATTTAATAATGATACTATAGAAACTGGCATCAGTGATATTGACGATATGGATTCTTTACTGAGCAACTCAACTACATTAGTATTAAAAATTGGTGGTTCTGGAGTATTTTTACTCAAGGAAACTATTACTGGAAGTGTTAGTGGAACTACAGCAAGAGTATCCTCATGGAATCCTAATACAAGAAAATTAATTGTATATAAACGAGATGGAAATTTTGTAGAAAATGAAACTATAACAGGAACCGACGCTATTTGGGAAATAGAAAGTTTTGATACATTGGAAGACGTTAATACTAAGTATTCACAGAATAAATATATTGAAGAAGAAGCAAACACTATATTAGATTTTAGTGAAAAAAATGCTTTTGGTGATTATGGAAATTTTATGGATAGTTTCTAATGCTAGGACAACATTTTTACAATCAAGCAATTCATAAAACTGTAGTTGGTTTTGGAACTTTATTTAATAATATAGAAATACAGAAAAAAGATCCAACATCAGGAGATATTATAGAGGCACAAAAAGTTCCTTTTGCTTATGGTCCAAGAAGTAAATTTCTAACAAGAATAGAGCAGGATCCAGATCCATCTCCAGGGAGACCATACGAAAACGTCATTCTTCCTAGAATGTATTTTGAAATGGTTAATATATCATACGATAGTTCTAGAAAAACTAGTCCAATACAAAAATATAAAAATATAATTAATAATAATGGCGAAGAAATAAAAGTTCAATATGTTCCAATACCATATAATATAGAATTTGAATTAGGAATACTTTCTAAATCTCAAGATGATGGTCTTCAAATACTTGAACAAATTATACCATATTTTCAACCAAATTTCAACATAACAATAAATTTCATTCCTGACATGAATGAAAAAAAAGATGTTCAAATTGTTTTAAATACAATAAATTATGAAGATGATTGGGAAGGAACTTTTATAAACAGAAGATTAATTACGTGGACTTTATCATTTACAGCAAAAACATATGTATATGGTCCATTCAATCAATCTTCTATTATTAAGAAAGCTATTGTTTATGAATCTGCTTCTGAATATCCTTCTAACACTAGAAATTCTAAATTAACATACACACCAAAAGCATTAACCGACAAAAATAATGATGGTGTTATTAATAATCAAGATAATTTATTATTGATATCAACTGATGATTTTGGATTCAACGAGGAAATAGTTATATATGAATGAATTTCAACAAAACATGACTCAAATATTTGATATAGCTCCCGTGGAAGTAGTTGATAAAAATAATAAATCTATTTCTACAAAATCTGATGATCCAGAAAAAGATTACGAATATACCAGGGGGCATTTATATGATCTCATAGAAAAGGGCCAGGAGGCCGTACAAGGCGCCTTAGAGGTCGCTCAGGAGTCTGGGCATCCTAGAGCGTATGAAGTCGCTGTGAACGCCATGAAGCAGGTCTCAGACATGACTGATAAATTGATAGATCTACAGAAGAAGATGAAAGATCTAGATGCTCCTGTTAAAGGATCTGCTCCCACAACAGTTAACAATACAATGTTTCTTGGATCTACAGCTGATCTTCAAAAAATGCTCAAAGATATGAGCAAGAAAGAACCAGAAGAATAAATATAAAATAAAAGGAAAATACAATGCAAGTTCTTAAATTATTAAGCCAAGAAACTAATTTGACTGCTTCAAGTAGTGTTAGTGGTGCTACTCTTGTGAGAGTATTTAATAATCAAAATGCTCAGTCAGCATTGTTAGTAAAAGATCCCACTGATACCGATATTCTTGGTTCTTTTACTTTGAAAGAATATGAAATTATCTATGTTCAAAAAACTGGTGACCAACTGTTAGCAGCATCAACTGGTGGTTCTAGTGTCAAAGTAACTAAAATTGCTTTCGGAAACTAATGGCACAGTTTAATAAAATTACACAATCATTTCTCAACCAAGAAAAATCACTTTATGAAGTGATGATGCTTGCCAATAAGGATGGCGACCCTATTGACCAAAGCAACCCACTTCATGTTTCTCTGGGAACAGAAAATGTTACCATTACTGGAACAGTAAATGTAGGATCAGAAGTTAAAGTAAACAATACAACTGCTCAGGGTATTCCCATTAAGAATGATAATGGTGGTGCTTTGAGTGTTTCGGTATCCAATT